TACGGCGGTCATGGTTCTTAACTGCCTCTCCAGCACCGCAAGAGTTGTACCCACAGGTGCCTGCGAGCTCATGTCCGCTACTTTCAGATCATTAGTGGACGCGAAGCGCCGCCCCTCCTCCACAATGTTGAGCAGCAACTGATACAGCGTGGCGCTGGGTTCCTTGTACGGAAGCGGAAGAATATTATCCCGTATGGTGCCTGACCCGACGTCGACGTCGCGAAACTCACCCGGTGATATTGGCTGGTCATCCCCCTTAATGCGCAGCCCCTTGGACTTCAGGCCCCCCGACAGATTAGACAGTGTCCCCGCGTCGACAAGCTGACGCATGATTGACGTAGCAGATGTCGCGAACCCGCCCAGCAAGTGGAACAGCCCGAAGCCATACGCGCCGTAGCCGGGGATGTACGTGTACATTACAAAGTGCAGACGCTTCTGCGCCAGATCGTCCTGCTCCTTCCAGTTACGGCGAAGCGCGACTACCTTTTTGGTCTTGTCGAGGAATGTGACGATATACGGCTTAGCGCCCCCCGAGTCCATCGCCTCTTCAGCGCTTTCATCCCCCTCCGTCATAGCGTCCAAGTCCAGTTCTACGGACACCTCATAAAATACGTGCCGTGTATCCAGCAGGTCAGCCATGCCCGTTTCTTTATCCTTCTTTTTCTGGATATCGTTGGGGTCCATAACCTGCGGCTCTGGCAAATCTACGTCCCGCCAAAACCCCGACTCCTGCAGCTTGGCGGTCTCCAACTTGGTTTTCTTCATGCGATGCGCGATGCGCTCGCAGGTCAATAAGTCTGTGGTGCCGTAGGGTATGATGATGTCCTCGGCTGGGACAAATACTGAGGTCTGGCGGTTTAGCGTGGGGCAGTCATATACTTTTTTGAACGCGCACCCAGTACCCGGAAGATTGAACAGCATGCGCTCATGCTCCGATCGAAACTCCGGCATGTTCTCCATCAACTGCCAGTTCAAGTCGTCGCTTACGCGCTTGGCCGCCTTTTCCTTATCCTCGGTTACCTTACCAACAATCTGCGTTTTGACAGGTCCGGACGATGGAAATGTCTCCATCACTGTGTCCGCCTGAAACCGAATCACCGCCTCCATAATCATGGGGTGGAACACGCCGCACGCGCCCTGCCAAGGTTCTGTACGGGTTTCGTACTTCAGCCCGAGCAGGTTTATTCCCTCGGTGTATATCTTCTCCCAGTCCTTCCGGGCACGGAGGTCGTCGTTTATGCCCGTCTCAAGCTCCGAAGCTATTTGCTCCAGCACTTCTTCCGGCAGGGACTCCGCTAGGTTCTCGTAGAAGTCACTCTCCTCCTCGATCTCAACCTCAACGACTGGTTCGTCACCCTCAAGTGAAAACTCAACATCGACGGGTAGCTCATCCAGTGAGCTAGTGGCCAAACCCTGCGGGGGCTGATACAACCCTTTGTCCAACAAATTAACAGCCATCACGCACTCCTCATCTCATAGTGCCTTTTGTTTTACCACGGGATTCAATCCCGCCGCCCCGCTTAAACGGTATGCTCAGCTCAACGCCGGCTCTCGGGACGCCTTTGTACGTTTTACCTTTCTCTCGTGCTATGTAAGCGTCGGCGTAGGGGGAGAGTGTCGCCGCCCCCACGGGGATATCCAAACTGGCCCTACCCCCAATGGACCGGTGGGTCCCCTCTCCCTGAACCCGGACGCGGGTCTCTCTTTTCTTCTTACGCTTTTCGCCCATGGGTCAGCCCTTAGTCCACTTCGGAGCGCCGGCGCTTTTACTTTTACGCCAGCCCTTATTTTTTTTCAGGGGAATAATTTTAATGTTACTGCTTTCGTTGCCACCGCCGGCGTCCAGTGACTTTACATGCTCAACACTCTTGCCATCGCCCGGGCGTATCTTGCCGGACTTGACCGCCCGACGCCACGCAACCTTCTGCAGGGCGTTTCGCCTGCGGTTCTCGGGGCGATCGTTGTACGCCCGCTTGGCCTTGAGCCACTTCTCTGGGGTTTTGGCCATCAGTAATAGGGCCTAGTGCTTCTGCGTTTAAATGACATCCTATCCTCCTGCTCGTCACTATCCAGCGTTATAAACCCTCCCTGACGAAAGCGCAACAGGGCTTGTGACACAGTGTCGACATAATCGTCGTTGTCACCAACAGGAAACGCCGCGCACTCCTCGATCACTTCTTTAGCCCACCGCCGATCGGGAGCCCACACAATGCCAGAGGCAAACAGATCTGAGATAGCGTTAACACGAGCCACCTTATCATTGCTGGTACCCCGCGCGCCGCGCGACGGAGTGTACTCCTGTACGGGTATACCCATACGACGGAACTCTTGGATGAGCGGTGCGCCGGCAGCTTTTTTCTCGATCAGGAATGAGTCCGGCTGCCAATCTTTCCAATGTTCGTAGAGCACCTCCTTCAACTCCGGGAACTCCATCCTGTCTTTGAACGCATCGAGCAGAATCAGATTAGGCACCTGCCGCCCCGCTTCTTTACCCACCTGTCCTTCAAGATAAAACACCCCCCACATTGTACAGGCGCTGTAGTCAGCAGAGGTTTTGGTTTCGTGCGCAGTGTCCACACTCATCAACAGGTAGCTACACGGAGGTGGGTCATCCTCCTCCCAAGTGCGCCAGAACTCCCGCTTGAGTATGGCAGAAACTTCGGACGTGGGGTTCTGCTGGTACTGGGACTGCCAATAGCGCGGGTCGATCGCCGCCCGGGTTTTACGCAGCTCCGCGAGGGACCACTTCTCCGCCCACAGACTTTTCTCGTCGGGCGTGTTTTCGTTAAGGATGGCCGGGAACTCAATTATCTCCCACTCATCAGCGTCGGGGTTCTTGATCTGGTGGTCGATGAGCTTAGCCGTTAAATCTGCGAGGCCCCATCTCGTCATCAACACAACTATGGACCCACCCCACTGCAGCCGCTGCCGTGGACCGGTCTGATACCAAGCCCACGCCTGATCGAACACCAGCTTGCTCCCCGTACGTACATCCTGCTCGGAGTGGGGGTCGTCAATCACGCACAAGTCAGCACCCCGTCCCGCGATACTACCCCCCACACCTACGGCGTAGTACTTGCCGCCAGCGCTGGTATCCCACTGTCCAGCCCCCTTTGAGTCCGCGCTGAGGCGTGTTTTAGGGAAAATCGCCCGATACTCGGGGTCATCCAGCAGGTTTCGCACCTGCCGGGAGAAGTCTTCGCTCAAAGTCGCCGTGTGCGTGGCCATAAGGACCTTGGCATCGGGGCGATGACCCAAAAACCAAGCAGGAAACAGGTATGAGGCAAGCAAACTCTTACCGTGGCGGGGGGCTATGTTGATGATCACCCGCTTTTTTCTGCCCTCTAGAATGTCTTTGAATATTTTAGCTATGTGGCGGTGGTGCGGGCCGGCGTTAAACCCCGGATACACCGCATGAGCGAAGGAAATGAGGTCATCCTGACTACTTTGTACCTCAGCGCGCTTGATTTTCTGGTCTAACAGGTCTAACAGCGCCATTTTCTGCGCTGTAGGCATGTTTTGTATCTCTGCTAGGTTCACGCTTCGGGGGTAACGTCGAGTTCTGCGGGGCTTTGAAGTGACATGTACTTCTCCAACCGGGTTTTGAGCTCCTCATCCAGCTCCGCGTCGGACATACCCACGGTTTTTACCTCGTGGCGCTCAGTGAACAGGGCTACTTCCGTGACTTTACCCAGCATTTCCAGTGCTTTCAAGCGGATGCGTGCGTCTGGGTGCTTAGTTTCCTCGAGTATCTGGGCGACGGTGTACCCACGCAGCTCCTTCGCCTGCTCGACAAAAGCCCAGTCGTACGCGGTGAGCATGCCTACCAGCTCTTTTACAGCGTCGGGGACTTCGATAGCAGCGAGGGCTTCCTTGCGCTGGGCAACTGACGCACCGGCAGCGATCGACAGAAATGCGGCGCGGGCAGCGTCGGACTGGGCAGCGTCGACAATTTCGTCATCGGCCTCCACTGCGGTGCGGTACTTCGCGTCGAGCTCCTGCATGGGGGATACGTCACCCGTGGGGGTGAAAAGATCTGGGTCCGCGTCGAGGAGGTGCTCAAGCATGGTGTAGTAGCGTAACCCAAATGTGTGTGGTACGCTAGGGGGGTTGTGTTGTTGTGTGTTGATGGGCGCGGGGTTCCTCCCCCTCGTCGCCCCTTCGGGCCCCTCCGTTCTCCGCGGCTGGGGCCCTTTTTATGCCCCCGTATGTCAAACTTTTGACATTGAAAGACAATTTTTTACAGAAATTTGAAACGTGGGTGCGGTTTACTGACCTAGCCACGCGGCACCTCGCTCCTTCGTCTACCCTGCCCCCCACCCCGTGGGGTCTACGTATGTCGAGAACCCCGCGCCACCACGCCACCACGCTCAGACATCACTCACTCAAGGCTGTATGCTACAATGTAGTCACTGGATATAGCAATGTATCCAGTGACTTAAGGCTGACAACCGTCAGCTTTAACACACTCATGGACGTTACGTCCATGAGATAACTTGATAGAGAGGCAATAATGAAACAGATCGAAGCAGTAAAGTTCTACACGTCGCACGCAGCATATGCGACAACGCAAGCCGTGTTCACAGCCGCGGATAACGCGGCTGTGACGCTGGCCGAAAGGCTCCTCGCGGAGGGGATTGGCGACCGCAAAAGCGCTCGCCCGTTCGCCCTTCTCTGGGCGAGCGCCAAGTATGGCGCTCCGATAGTGGAAAGCCAATCGGGCTGTGGTTTTACCCTGCCGCAGGACTCTGCGGCTTTGCGGCATGTGAGCCGTGTGCTCTCACTCGTGT